ATTTGAAATGGTTAATTAATTCGTCTATTAAACTTCTGGCCATGGATCCTTGTTGGGTCCACATCTTAATTCTATGTAGGCGAGCAATAAGTTCTCTAATATCCATTATTTAAAAATACTCGACCAAGTTTTTAGTTTAATCTTTTTGGCTTCCATTGCTTCCATCATAGCATCTTCATTAATGGCACCTTGCTCGACTAATAATCCAATCATACAAAGTAATTGTCCAGCTTCCATTTCTAAACATTCTTTAGTTGAGGCAAAATCTTCGGTAGGATACCGAGATTGAAAACCAAAACGTAGAATTTTGGATGCGGCTTGAATCACTTCAGCACATTCTTCTTGTAGGATTACAAGAGTTTCTTCAATTTTACTTTTCATTTGGATCTTCAATAAATTTAATTACAGGTAAAGTATTTGCCACAATAGTTTGTGCCTCGGTATAAGTGGTACAGACTACACGGCAGGTAAATACTCCGTCTTTAATAATGAGGTCAAAAGGTAATGCTTCTCCTTTTGGAAACCATTCTTCTTCAATATAACAAGAAACAAACCATTCTTTGGCCTGCTTGGCACGACCAATCAAATCTTCGTATATTTTTTTAGGATTAAAATCATCCGCTTCAACATATTCCATATTATTCACTCAATAAAGTTGGCTTATTTCCTTTGTCGGTATAACCAGCAGCAAAAGCGGTGGCTTCGGCTTCAGTCATAAACACCTTACTGAAAGATGCTGGTGCATCCGCTGTACCGTAATTTACTTTCCAAAAACCATCGCCTTCATAAATTACAGCCATAATTTTACCTGCTTCACCTACAAAAGTTGCTACATCTTTCATGATATCATTCCTATAAAACGATTTAATACTACACGGTTATTCAAACGGTTACCAGCAAATTTACTAAACGCTGAAACCAGACCACGGGTTGTGGCATTTTCTTTTACTTCAAAAGTCACATCTTCATCGGTGTCTAATGCTTCGGTTCTCAACAAATAGTATTCATCGAAACCAGCATTGGTAACTGTTAGTGATTTGTTCTTACGGAATTCTGCTTTGATTTTATCATGCAACATATAATTATTAGGATAAAAATAATGCAATTCACGACCCAACTCACGACCAGCCAATACATAGAAACCAACAATGTTACAATTAGTTCTCAACTTCAACATCTTTATATATGATGCAGTTAATTCACGACCACGGTTAATTTCAATAATTTCTTGATTCTTGGTAATTGGGTCACGCAACACCATTTGGCGTCTTGCTTTCCAGTCAATAGAATCATAATCAATTTCTTGATTAGTTGTACCATCTCTAAAATTACCTTTATTATCTTTATAATAAACATCACAATTACTATGGCCTTCACCATCAGTTAGAAATACAGTATTTACGATTTGTAATTTGTACTGCTTTTGGAATTCAGGAACAATTTTCATAGCAGAGATAACGGATTCATTCAAAGGCGTACCACCTTTCTGTAACCAGTTTGGTCTCCAGCCACGGCGATATTCCGACATTTGTACCAAAGCAGAACCAGCATAAGTGAATTCAGAAGCAGTCATCTTGCTCGATAACAAGTTCAACAATTTAAACTGACGCAATACAACATCACCTTCTATCAAAGGCTGTTTGTATGGTTCGTCATATTCTGCACTAAAGGCATATACATCATAAGGAATGTTTACTTTCTTACAGAACATTACCAAATTGATTAGTTGCTTGATTGTATTTTCCATGTGATTAGACATAGAACCGGACCAATCAAGAAACATTACCAATCCGTGTGATTTAGCACCGGGTACAATGGTCATCTTTTTAAAGATATCATCGGTTAACTGATAAGCATAAATCTTACTCATGTTCAAATCACCAGTTTTGGCAATTGATGCACGTTTCAATTGGTCAGCATTTTTACGCAACTCAAATTCTTTGGCAAGATAACCAACAACTTTTTTGGAATCATTACGCAATTTCATAAATTTTGGAATATCAAGTCCGGTAAAATCATTGCTTCTATAATGTTTTGAAGTATGAGATGCATCTTCACGAAAACGTTTCCATAAAGCTTTGTGTCCTACAATTGCATCTTCTAATTTAACATTAGGAATATTGGCGTAGTAATGGGTGCGACCATCAGTTGCAAATAGTTTACTTTCGTTTTTACGATATGCTTCATCTGTATATGATTTGGTGTCAGGTGCTTCATCTTCAGAAACTTGAGTACCGCCAGCTTCATTACCAGAATCAGATTCTTCTTTTTCATCCGATTCTTTTTCTGGTGATGCTTCGCTATCATTACCATCTTTTTTGGTTTCTTCTTCTTCATCAAATTCGTCAGAATCATCATAACCTTCGGAATCAAAGCCTTCGTATTCACCATCCTCATCTTCTTCAAATTCTTCAGTAGGATGATTTTGTTTGTGTTCTTCGGCTTGCTTCTTCATATAGTCGCAAACAAGGCGAGCAACCTTCATCACATCATCATAGGTCTCGGTTCCTTCAATGAGGTGAATCAGGGTTTGCTCATAGTCGGTAAATTTAATACCTTGTGTTGCACCACCTTTGGTGTAAAGGTTAACACGGTCAATAAAATTCAAATCATTTAAATCAGTACCAGCAGTACCAAAGAAATCTTTATCAATGAGTTCACGATATGCACGAACAAAACTGGAACGAATACCAGGATATTTGTTTTTGACTTTTTTCTCAATACGAACATCTTCCAACACATTCATTACGGATGCTGAAATTTTTTCTTCGTGTGCTTTGATTAGTCCATCAAGTGGAGTATAGAGAGCGTGGCCAACCTCATGACCCATGAAAAGGTCATAGAGGTAACCAGAAATGTTTTTGTCTAATACAGGTACCGTCAATACACGGTTCTTAACATCGAATGACGCAGTTTGCACATTGCGTTGTTCAACAATAAGATTTTCTGTTGCCATTAGTTTGGCAAGTAATGATTTTGATTGAATAAGTTCCATATAATCTCCGAGTTAATAGAACCATTATACTATATGTATCGTCTACCGTCAAGTTATTTCTTATTAGTGTTGTACCAGGACAACACTTTTCGGTATTGACGGATCATGGGTAGAACGGTATCGTAATCTAGGCCGAATTTGATTACCAATTCTGATTTCTTGCTGGTACTCATATATGCTTGAACCTCATCTTTAATGACATTCTCACCATAACCCATTTTCTTCAATGCTTTAACCATCTTAGAATATTGCATACGATGTTGTTTAAAGAAATTATAATTCATTTCTTCCATTTCAGCTTTGTATGATTCATCCATATAATATAGAGCATGGGCAATTTCATGGTCGATTACATTCATGTCACCTTTTTTACCACCAATAACATAGAATGGTTCTGTTAAATCCAGTTTTTTGGTGATTTCTTCCGCTAGTGCCAATTCCCAATAAGTTTTATCAGACATATTTTGTTGAGACCATTCCATATAAGCATCTCCAGGAATGTTAAAGCCTGACCAATAATTAAAATAATTAATTGAACCATCATCTTTCATAAAGAAATCAATGAAATCCACAAATGAGGTATACTTTCTATTCAACTGCGGCACGCCTTCATAGTATTCCTCTACACGGCAAAATGCAAGCGCAAGGTCTTTTTGTGTATTGAACTCTAAAAGTAAGCAATTTTTGATTGGCTTTCTTGATTTGAACATTTTACTCATACTGTTCTTTCATTTTTTGATAATTTGATTGGTCTTTTTCAAATCCGGACAACACAGCCCACTTGCGAGTGACAATATCCAAGCGTTTCCACGCAGGAATTTCTTCATCGTCTGCTTTGGCATCAAGCCAAATGTAATAAGATTGATTACCCATGATTTTTTCCTTCGTTTTTATCAAAAAATTGATAAGAAATTGCGCTCGCTAACTCATCCGCAAGTTTCGGATTGAATTTTACAAGAAAATGCGCAACATCATCAATAGGCAGTTGCTTCAAATTGTAAATTACAGTATCAATGCCGTTCAAAACTGCAGTTTCTTCGTGTTGTGCTAACATTTTTCACCTTACATATCATAAAAATGGTCAATTACTACAAAATTCTGATTATTTGATTTAGCTTTGCCGATAGATTCAAGCCATTTAAGCTCTTTTTGTAAATCAGCATCACTCAATTCTTCCAAATATTCAAAATATTCATCAAATTCGCTCATCTACGCATACTCGCTATATCTTTCGCTTCATTATCTGTAAAAATTGGCACAGCATTTGATTTGTGCATTGTACCAATACCTTTAATTTTTTCACCTGTATAAGAATTTCCGAATTTCTTAGTGCAAGCGATAAAACCAGTATCTAAGGACGCAACTTTCGGAGTTTCTCTGTGGTAAGTAGCCATATTTTTAATTGGCAAACTTGTTTTAATTAGGGGAGAACGGGAATACCGTTTTGACGATAACTGATTGATAGCAGCCAACCACTCTGCTTTTTGCTCTTGTTGAGCCTTAGTCAATTTTTTTGGTTTAGATTTTGGAATATAACCGTATATCATAATCAAGGATTCTCCATGTGAAGAACCTATTATAATACAGGTAATGCTGGATGTCAAGCGAATTTGTTGTATGGAAGCAACAATACCTTTTTATTAAAGGCGGACATACCTACTTATAAGAAAAAATCAGATATTTCTGTTTTCTTCTGGTAAACTTGAATCATCGAGTTGACTTAATACTTCTTCAACATCACGATTCTTCATCTTTTTGATTTCAGAATGCTCATTCTTGTGTTTTCGTTTTGGCATATAACTGTAATCTTCGTTATAGTCTTGGTTCTTGCGAAACTTTCCCACAAATTTGGTCACTTCTTTCTCCTATTTCATCGTTTCAAATTTAATGCCTTTGATTTTAGTTTCAGGCATATTATGCATATCTTCTTGTGATATGTAAGTAATGATGGCATCAGGATAACAAATTTTTGCTATTTTAAGCAATTGACAAACGGTACCATCAGAATCATTGAATGACATAACTTCATCTACAAATTTTAAACTTTTAACGATTTCTCTACGAGTTTCATAATTTTGAACAAAACCACCTTGTGACCAAGCCATATACCAATCAGAGTGAACACCAACGATTAACCAATCACCTCTATGGTGACATTTCTTAATATAGAGTAATTCTTCAGCAGTTAATGGATCAAATGTACCGGTTATTATTATTATTCTATCTTTTGGTCGCATTATGGTAATAAGTGTGGAAATGCCTCTTTAACGAATTTATAATCTAAACCTTTTACACCTTGGTCTTTACTAAAGATACCAATGATGACTTCTGCTTCACGGGGTTCTAAAGATTCTAAAAATTGAATAAGTAATTCATTTCGTTTTTTAGGATTTAATTTATCTCCCATTCCGTCACCTTTACGGAACAAATATAATTTGCGAATTTCTGTTGATAGTTGTGTAGTTGCTAATCCAGGTAAATTAGAAGTTGGTATTTTATAATTCTCTGGCATTTCGGTAACCCACCATTGATAATCTGGATGATAGGTTAACTGTAATACATCGACCAATGTTTGAGAAAGATTCTTCTCAATAACAGCCATTCTTTCTTTTTTATTTTTTGCTAATTCAAAATCATCAAAAATTTCATATATGTTTCTCATCATTAAAATTCCTCTATTACTTCCATTAAGTTTTTTAGTTTATGCTCAATAAAATAATTCAGCAATTTGCCTTTAGCCGGCTTTGTTTCTTCATATGTATTTATAATTTTGGTTTTAATGTTTTCTGGAATGAAAGAAAGGTCGATTAAAGTTGAATTACGAATAAAATTAGACTTAATTGTTTCTTCTTGTTCCAAATAACTTTCTCTCATTAGTTTGTCTAACACTTTTTGTGTAATAGGAGTTTGACGAAGGTCACGGACAAAACAATCGGAAGAAGAAAGAACATTGGGTATACCGTCACCTTTATCGCCACGGATAATCTTTTCTTTTAAATCCATAATTGGATTAGGAGATACGACATATTTCTTTTGTGATGGATTATATTGCTTAACATTATGATTCTGTTGCAACTGTAAAAAATCGCCATCACTCGAAAGAATCAAAATCTTTTCATGTGGTGCATGGCGAGGTACCAATGTGCCAATAATATCATCGGCCTCAGCACCCTCAACATCAATTACTTTGTAGGGGAAGTTTTCTTTGAGTTCTACCTTTAACTTGGCAAGAATATCAAAAATCATGTGCCAATCTAAATTGGACTTATCACGGTTCTTTTTACGATTTGCCTTGTAAAATGGAAAATATTCTTTACGCCAGTATTTACGGTTATCACAACATAATACCACTTCACCATATTCTGCTTTAAAATTTTTAACATGGTTACGAATGATATTTAATACCATATGGCGGATGAGGTGTTCATCCAGTTTGCCTTTTTGGTTGGCAATCTGCGCCATAAGTCCGGCAAGTAATACTTGGTTTAAGTCAACGAGAATCATAACAAACTTTCAAATAGTTTCAGTAAGAATCTATTGTATCACACTTCCTGCATTTTGTCAAATATTCGTTGTATAAACCCACCAGAAGTGGTAGTTTTTCTTACCACCATACCAAACCACTTTTGTGGTATTAAATTGGAGATGTATTCGTATGGGTCACAAAAGATTGCTTCAAATCGGTCAACATCATACAACTTATCATTTTCGGTATCATCTTTAAATAATACCACTTCATATGAATGTCCCATAGAACTTCCACCCAATGGTTCACCTGGATTTTTGAATATAGAAGCTTCTACGTGAACTTGATCCTCTTTATCGCCGGGTAGAAAAAATATTGCATCAAATGGTCCGTCTGGATCATTCTTGAGTTTTTGCATAAAGTCTAGCATTATAGTCCTTGATGTGTGATTTTCTCACTCTTACCATAATCCAAGTGTTGTAGTATTCATCCGTTTCCATAACGCCACGGATAAATTGTTCTTTTGCTTCAACATAACTACATTCGCCTTTGGACTGGCAAAGATGTAATATTTCACGGGTGAATGATTCATGACCTAATGATAACACATCTTTAGCTAGTTCGGCACTACTTCCATAGTAAGTTTGCCAATCGCTTGGTGCTTTGTACCGCTTCTTTTTACCTTTGACTTGTTTGGTTTTGGTAGAATAAAATAATTTCTTACCTATGTATTTTTTGTTATTCGCTGTATTAGTAATTAAATAAACGAATCCATAATTATCACCAATCAAGTCTTCCGTAAAATCTTTTCCCTTATACTGCCAATCTAATCGTCCCATCCGTCATTATCCAAATCGTCATCATCCTCTATATAGTCCTCGGATAATTCTTCAATTTGTTCACCACAAAACGGACAGATTTCTGGTAAATCTTGGGATACTAATTCTTCCATAAATGATACAGTATAAGTTGATTCACAACTTAAACATTCTCCTGATAATTGTTTTTGTGTCATGTTGAACCTTTAATGGGCCCAAACATCACCCCAATCTCCTGATAAAGAACCTTTGGCATAATCTGTTGCTCTATTCTCAAAGAAGTTTGTGTGTGTTGGTGCGTTAATCATTTCTTCTACCCATGGTAGAGGATTTCTTTTCACTTTAAACTGACCTTTGAGTCCTAAAGAAATTAATCTTCGGTCGGCAATA